GGAACGCAATTTGATGGGGTGAGAAGCGTACCTTGTTACTCTTTGTGACTTTAAGTTCTACTGTGAAAAAGGTGCCAAAAGTATTATAGCCCAATAGATCGGGAGTGCCAAGAAGGCTATTGTTTTCAAGTCTAATCCAACTAATACTCGTAATAGATTTACGAATTTTTTCATAAAATTTTCTCTCAGGTTTCAAGGTAACTAGTGTCTATTACGAAGGGGTAAGAGGCGCGATAATTAACTTTTGCTTTGTAGGTTTTAGTACAACACGAATAGAATTTTGTCCAATTATATTCGACTCTTGTACCTCAATTCTTTTTACTTCTTCTAAGTGTCCATTGACCTCCATGTAAATGGAAGCATTAGATATAGCGTTACCTCTTTTGCCATCAGTGAACTGGTCCAGATACTCTTGCAAGTGCTTCACGAACATCTTTTAATTCCTTTCGAAGTTTACCGTTTAGGCGTTGGTGTTTTTCATTTATCTCTTTTAAATCTCTAACTCTTAATTCTAATCTTTCTATTCTAAGTTCTAAATCATGTTCTCCTCTGCCTTCTTTACGTACTTTCATGCTTGACACTATAGGAGAGTTACCCTAAAAAGTCAACATGGGAGTTCCTAAAAGATTAACAGAAATGCAAAGAAGGTTTGCGGAGTTGCTTGTGTTTGGTGATGAGAATGGACCATTAACACAGACAGAGGCAGCAATCAAGGCAGGCTACTCTGAAAAGAGAGCACGTCAAGAAGGCTCAGAGTTATGCAATCCTAGACTATCTCCATTGGTTGTAAAATACATTGGAGAGTTAAGAGAAGAAAGAATTAGAAAAAATGAAGTTACTTACGAGGGACACGTCGCAGAGCTTGCTCGATTACGAGAAGCAGCTTTGAAAAAGGGTTCTTTTTCTTCTGCGGTAAATGCTGAAGCAAACCGAGGAAAAGCAGCAGGATTATATATAGACCGCAAAATAATAAAAACAGGAAAATTAGAGGACCTATCAGAAGCAGAGCTAGAAAACAAAATGAAACAAATTCTATCCGATTACGCACCGCTTCTAAACGCGAAGACTGTTGAGGGTGAGTCATCTGATATTAAATCTTCTGGATCTTCTTTACCCAAGCCCGAGGAATCATAGTTCGATCTCCAAAAGTAATTCCATCTTCATCTTTATCATAAGAGGCAAAGAGTTTTACAGAGTCCTTGTCTTTTGAATACAGCCAACCTTCATTAACTGGTTTTGCTAATTTCATTCTATCGAATTCTTTCTCAGTAGCCCAGCCAGAGTCACTGACACAATCGATCCACTCCACTCTAACTTTAGAAAAAGGTATATCGGTGGATTTATCAGTTAACGATACTTTTCTTCTTTTTCTAGGCATGATTTAGTATATTACAGGCGTCCGATACTTAACAGGGGTTTTTGTGCCTCTGCAAAGAATTTGTAAAATTTTTCTGAAAAGGTATCGGAAGTATCGGAACCGCATAAAACCTGGCTTTTAGGTATCGGAAGGGTATCGGAAATCACAAAATAGGTATCGGAAAAAAGGCTCTAGGTATCGGAAAAATGGTCACTCTTTAGAACAATTCTAAAAAACAACCTCTCGTCCGATACCCAAGGTATCGGATCCGATACCTGTCCGATACCTACAGGACAGCTTTCTTCATCTCATTTTTGCCATAATGTAGCTGCATTACTGCCAACTTGTCTTCTGCCTCGGCCATGTCAGACAGTAACTTATCTATCTCTGCTGTGATATCAGGATGTTCAGGTATGATAATTTCTTGATCGCTGTAACATTTTATTTTGTATTTACAGTCTTCTATCACTGCTTCGTATTTAGCTACCATTACTTTGTATAGTCGCTCATTCATTTTTTCTCTCCTTTAAAGTCTTCTGCTTTCATTGGTTTTGTTCGTTCCTTCTCATCATAAATTAGGTCATGATACATGTCTAATCTTTTTAAAAACTTATGTTTATAGCGTCTTAATTCTGCCCCACTTACGACAAATTCTTGATAATATAAGTCAGGCGTGCATACCATGATAACTCCTTGTTCAATGTTTGATTCGTGGACATAGTCATGAGCCATGGCGTACGCTGCGATCTGCAGATAATAATCTTCGATCCATTCTTTCTTCTTTGGACGGTTAGCTTGTTTGAAGTCAACAATAGTTTCAAGATCGTTATGTAAACAAACAAGGTCTGTCGAACCTGCATATAAACCTGGATAGTATAACGTAACTTCCGAACCATACCACTCTTCCACAGGTGTAAGACCCACATCAATAACTTTCTGGGCCATGGCTTTCGCCTCCTGTCCGATCGCTGTAAGATCATCGTAGCCAACTCCTGTGATATGGTGCTCCAAGAATTTGTGCATAGCTGTCCCCCTATTACTAGATAAGTTTTTGATTCTTTCTGCTTCGGCTTCACCTTTTTTTGCTATCCAATCTTTTAGAAATTGTTGATTTTTGGTTTTGCCTAATATCGTAGTCACAGATGGAAGTCTATAACCATTTACATCATAGGTCCGTGTTCCTTGGTCCATGATCTGTGTGCCTTGAATGTAGTTATATTTATTATTCTTTTTCATACGTTATTATCCATCTCAAAGCTGTAGCACTAGGATTAAATCCATCAAACTTGGCACTACATCCAGTTAACAATATAAAACTAAGTATTATTATTCTTATCATTATCTACGTATTTATTAATTACATAATAAGTAACAAGGGCACCTACAAAAATAGCAAACATACCAAAGATAAACATCCCTAGTCCATGAAACATTGTCATAATTTTTTCTTTAGCTCCCGGAGATAGTCCTCTTCTTCTTTACGATTATGTTCTCTTACAATCGCAGCCTGCTTTCTAAACGCCCAGGCACTTATCGTCCCAGACCAGCCCATTAACCATAAGTAAAATTTTAACATCATTTATTTTCTTTATCCTCTAAATATTTAGGCGCAAACTTACTTATATTATTCAAAGGCGCAGAGTCATGAACATTACCACTGACAGATATTCTTACACAATCAGATTTAAAAGGCGCTACCCAATGTTTTAACCAGGCAGGAAAAATATACATATCATTCTCTTCAGGGAAAAAAGACATATAGGTTACACAATCTCTTGGTCCATTACCATAGACAAACTGAATACCTCCTGGTCCACAACTCTTACCAGTATAAGATGCGTTTTCATTTTTTAATTCTTCAGGTATTTGCAAATAAGTTACAAAAGATAATTTACCATCATGATCGTGTGGTGGATTAAAGTCATGCTGCTTTTGATAATTAATCCACATCGCAGATAAAACATATTCTGGCTGTTTATCATACGCTTTAGCTACATAGTTTTGATAAGCTTGATCGTATACACCAAGACATTGTGATAAGTTTGGTAATACTTTTTTCTTGGCCTCCTCATCAAAACCAGACTCCTTGTCTAGTATCCCTGCTAAAGAATCTGCAAAGTCTATCTTACTTGCTCCTCCTTGCTCTAATAATAATTTTTTAAATTCATCTGATATTTTCATTCTGACAACACATGGTCCCCAGTTGAATATTTGTATTCCTACTTTTTCTGTCATTCAGCACTCATCCATAGTTTATATTTTTCTAAATCAACCACGTTACCATTCATCACTTTATGGTCTCCATAGTGATCTATTATTTTTTGTATACCTTCCATCTTCACATGTGTGTATGGCCAAAACAATCTTGCAACATAGTATGCGTCTCTAAACTGACATCGCCATCGCCATTGTTTTTTCCAACCAACAGTGTATGAAGTTTTATATCTTTTTTCACCAACTGTTCCAACACCTAATATTTCGTGGACCCAACGTAAAACAGACTCATCCGTCATAGACATCTCCATTCGTATTGACCATGTCGGGTATGCTTTTTTCTGATGCTTACGTTTACGCATGTATTGTTTGTAGGTGATACATCCTTCACCATCAAACAAACCTGCAATATAACTTATATCAGTCTCACTAACCATTAGTGTATACTTTCTTCAGGTTCAGGATCATCTGGCACCATTGGCACTTCAACAGTCTCATAAAACTCACCTTCGGAGTCACAATCCCAACATTGATGCACTTGACTATTATCTCTAAAGTCAAGTGACGTGTTTCCTGTTGCAACTCTAATATACCCATTACCGTGACAAGTGTCACAGATAAATCTTTTAACCTGTTTTATTTTTAACTTTGCCATTTAATTTTCTCGCTTTCTCGTTCGTAATTACTTCTATTGTTTTTGAAATAGATAGTTTTCCATCGGGCAATATTACCTTTGATAATTTCTCTAAAAGCGCGTATGTTGGCTTGGATAGAGAAACATTTTTATACTTTGTCATGTCTGTCATGCGTGTTTCCTTTCATAATAAAATGTTTATATAATATATAATATAGGATTGTCAATGAAATTTATTTTAGCAATATTAATTTGTTCTCAGGTAGGTGGAACCTGCTTAGAACCGTACAGAGTTGCTGAAAAATTTGATGATGGCTATGATTGTATGGTCGAGGGCTATCAAATGTCTTTAGAAAAAATAGAAGAAATAGGCCGTGAAGATGTTAATAAACACAACATTTACATAAAGTTTGGTTGTTATCCAGAAAACCTTTACCAAAAGGGTCAGCCCACAAAATTTGACACTATGGTCAAATTGTGGTAATGCGTGAATATCTTCTCACCATTACCTACCCTTAATTTTAATCCCTCTCTAGGGTAGGTTTATCTTAATTTTGTATACACCCATAAAAATCACCACTGCCATCATTCATTACGTGTGCATTTACAGGATAGTCTAAGTAAGTTGTTAACTTTAATCTTAATATTTCACACAACTCAAATAAGTCTAGTTCGTTTACCGATAAAGACATATGTTCCATCATCTGTTTTGTTATAGGAAGTAATTGATAAACGCCATCGTTGAGTATGATCAATTCCATTTGCTGCTTCTCCTACTGCCTTGTACCAAAGTTTTTTATACTTCGGGTCTTTCGTCTTGTTCCACTTGATTGCTAGCTCGTCTATTTCTTTTTGATTCATTATTTACTGTAGTACCCCATTTAATTATATTTTTTAAACCTGGTGCTTTTATTTCTAAGTTTACACCGTATGGTTTCCAGGCTTTTTTAATTAAATTTAATTCTAATAAAAAATTAGAATATTGTTTTTGTGTAATACCTTTTGGTATCATTGTTATTATTTTATCTTTCATTATTTACCTTCTATTCCAGATATTGTTGCAGATACAAAATTATTTTTTTTGTTTCTGTATTCTACATGATATTTCTTTTTAGGATCAAGTCCACGTCTTAATTTTTTTAAAGACATGGCGTCTATTTCTTTTGCCTCTCCAACATCTACAATATCTTTTGACTCTGATGTTAACTCTCTTACTTTATATCTATATCTCATATTTTTCCTTTCATACGTATTATGTAGGATATCTAGGGATATTTGTCAACTATTGTTTTCGACCTTGTCTATTATACTTTTTTGTCTGTCTTTTGGTATGTTTATTAACTCTTTTTGTGTGGCGTCTTGGGCGTTTACGAGGTTTTGGTCTTTCAATAAATGCTTTAAACTTTTTCGCCATGGCCAAATATTTCTTCTAGACTTCTCATCTGTGAAGTTTGCGTAAATGCAGGTAAATAACTTATCTTACCATTTACATGTTGTTGTAAATCTGCTCCACAAGTTATACATCTAAAAAATTCTGGTGTTAATCCAACTAGTATCGTTAACTCATGACAAGTCGGACATTTCCCGTTCACAATCTCTGCGTGTAATTTTATATATTTTCCGTTCATACGCTTTCTTAGACTTTACCACACGTTGGTGATATCGTCTATCTTTTAATTCTTTTGCAAATTTATTTGAGATGGATTTTTTTGATTGATTTTTCACCTAAATATATTTCTGTTTCTGCTTCACCTTTCCAGCATTTATATGATACGTTAGGATTGTACTCTCTTTCCGCTACACGTCGGGCGCGAAGGCACGAAGCCATGTTTTCTTGAATACGGTGTTCCTTAATCTCTCCGTTTATAAACATTAATAATCCTACTACAGACTCTATCATTGACCGTTACCGTTTTTGTAATGCATATCTCTAGCATCATCTTTTAAAGATTCAATATCCTCTAATACTTTGTCCATCTGTTTTCTTAAAAATTCAATGTTTACTTTATTTAAAGCCATGTTTTCTATATGCTTATTTAATTTGTCCGTGGTCTTATAAAGATCCTCGATCATCATGTACTGCTCAGAATCGGCGGGCAATGAACCTAGTTGTCCACGTGGCCATTTGATTCTAAACTCTGTATTTTCTTCCAGGTCTTTCTCCATGATCTGTATACGAGTGTCTGCAACGTTAAGACGTTCTATAATTTGAAAATAACCCATCGTGCCCAACGCCACAATAATTATCAGACTGGCAACCGTCTTCATAGGCATCTGCACGGCGACCTCTTCTCCGATGTTTAATGGTTTTTTACTCATTCTATAATTTTATCACCCATAAGTTTTACATCAGGATTATCTTTTTTGTATTGATTTTTTAAATCATCCCAATGACTGCCTTCTGGCTTCTTATTTTCTGGTATGATTATACCAGAACATTTTTGCACTAGCAATGTGAAGTTAGGATTACGTGCAATAGTAGGGTTATTATTGACTTTTCCACACATTTTCATGAGCTCTAATTGTTGCTTGAGCTCCATATTTTCCTGCTGCACTTTTTTAAAATCATCTGTGCAGGCTGAGCCTAAATATTTTCTCCAAGTAAATCTTATCGATTGATCATCACTAGGGCTACTATAATTGTTAGTAGGATCGTAGTGTCTATACCTACTTTCATAATCCCTTTGTTCGACTGATATGTCAAAAGAGCCAGTACTACAAGTATTAGTACCGTCATTGAGATACTCATTTCTAGGCCATGCAGGTTCCACAAAAAAAGCTAGAGAGCATAACAGTATTATCTT